CGTGGAAAGCAGCACAGATAGCGGCATTCTATGATAATTCCTTGCTTGTGATAGAAAGCAATACTTTGGAAACACACGACAAAGAAAGACAAGTGGACGGAGACCAATCGCAATTTATCCTCAATCAAATAAAGGACATATACCCGAACCTGTACGCCCGTAAGAGTTCCGAAGAAGAAGTCAGACAGGGGTTACCTCGCAAATATGGATTCCACACCAACATCGCCACAAAGCCGATGATAATATCAACACTTGTCAAGGTTATCCGGGAAAGTCTTTATACCGAACGTGACAATCGTTGTTTGGAAGAATACTTGTGCTATGAGAAGAAACCCAACGGATCCTTTGGGGCTATTACAGGTAAACATGACGACTTGCTAATGACAAGAGCCATCGGTCTGCACATCTGTTTCTTTGAAATGGATCTGCCGAAGTTTGTTCCTCGTGAAGGTCGTTTTGTAACAAGAAAGAAAAAAGTCGTTTCGGCGGCAACAATATAAATTTTAATTATTAAATACGTATGAACATTTTTAAGAAATTACGTGCTTCACTTCGTCTTCGTGAAGCAATTAGACAAGCAGACAATGCGCACAGAGAGGAAGGCGGTCGTTATTATGTAATGCCTATGGGCGGAAATCGCGGACAACTTATCATTATGGATAGGTCTAATTTTAGAAAACTAAAACACAAAAATTACATCTCCCGTAAGGCATCTGTTTCAGACCTTGAACGTGAATGCTTCTATTGTACTCCGTACAGAAACGGTACAGGAGAGCTACCCCCTTCCGTCATTGAGATGAAGCGCAAGTCTTATTTCTCTTGGATTGATTTCCCAAAAAAGAACAATGGAAAGAAGTAGATACGATAAGAAACAGGGATTGGATGGTATTTCTACGCTTACCAACAATCCGATTGCGACATTTAATAGTCGCAAAGTAAAAAATGAAAACGACAAAAAGTATAAACAAAAAATCAAACGAAATGGGAGCATGTAGACAAACGCAAGATATATTTTATTATATCAAAATAGGGAATTGGAAAAGGTGTTGGTATCTAATTAGAAATTTCGATAAATTGACATTTCAAGATACATTTGGAAAGTTTCCTTGTATGTTATTTGGACATAAATATTCTATAAGAGATTTTTGGGAAGAAGGCGAGGGTGCTACTTATAGTTGTAATAGATGCCATAGATACATTAATGATTATAAGCCACAATTGGAAGGTTTGTCAATTAATGATACCAAAATGATTAAATGGATAGAGGAAGAAATAAAACAGAATGTTGATTATAAAATAATAGATGATTATATCAAAGTTAGTTGGCGACAATTTGGATCAGAAAAATATCCACTAATAAAAAGAGCGGTTGAGGATTATCTTAAATGGAGATTAATGGAATTTTATTATGGGTCGGATAAACAATTTGTTTATTTCTATAAGGAAGATTCTCCGAGATTGGAACAAAAGAAAAAGGAGTGGAATGAGGTGCGCCAAAGAGAATTTGAAGAAATTAGAAAACGATGGGACAACAAACACAATTCCCCAACTATCATTACAAAAATACCAAATAAGAAATTAGATAGTTTTAATTAATTCAATTAGTAAAAAAATGAAAAAGTATTTAGGAGTAAAAATTATTGGTGCTGAGCCGATGAGTGAGTATGACTTTGTTTTAGAAACAAAAGGAATAGAAGAATTTGAAAAAGTTAGGATGGATAGAGATTGTCGTAGTGGCTACAAAGTTGTTTATGAAGACGGTTATGTTTCTTGGTCGCCAAAGAATGTCTTTGAAAAAGCCTACCGCCCTATTGACAATCTTACTTTCGGTCTTGCAATTGAGGCATTAAAACAAGGTAAGAAAGTTGCGAGAAAAGGATGGAATGGAAAAGGTATGTATCTCAAATTAAACTCATCTTATCCTGTTAATGGACATCTAAACCCCGACAGTCCTCACAACGTCCTACCCGAAACCAATCCAGACGGAAGTCCAAATATTACACAAGGGAAAGGCGGTCAAATGCTTTCATTTATTGTAATGAAAGTTGCGGGAGATAGTCAATATTGGGGCGAAGGATTTTCTGATTATGTTCCGTGGCTCGCTTCTCAAACCGACATTCTTGCCGAAGATTGGGTAATTCTTGAAGATTCTTGAAAAATCTCGAAGAATTTGCAAGAAATAAACAACAATCCCTATCATTTCCGTAAAATAACGTAGATGATAGGGATTGCACTGTTATTCCGAAAGTTATAAGTATTATTTCAAGTTGAATGAAGCCTCTCTATTTTAGGGAGGCTTTTTAATTTCGCATAGCTCCATACAACTGATCAACGGCTTGCATATTTGCTCCTTGCTGAGCTTGTTGCATCAGCTGTGGAGAAATTCCATTTGGAGTTCCTCCTTGCTCCAGTTGCTGCTGCTGTGATTTTATATCTTGCAACAAGTTATCGGCAAACGGGAAATCGCCATGTTTAAGTAACTGCTCTACGCTAATTGCTTGTGTTTGATATAACTGCATCAGTATGTCGTTGGCAAGCTGCCTGTAAGCGGGGGTTGCAGTGCTTTCTACAATGCTCAAATCAAACTCCACATCACGTATTTTCTTCGGATCATACTCGATCTGAGTTGCGCTACTTCCTGCAATATTGAATGTACGTTTACTGTCGTAGAATTGCTGTATATTTTTCACATCTTTATACGCGGCGTCAATAACAAAACTACTGAAACTTTCAAGTAGGTCAAGCAGCGTTTTTGTAGCATTTTCTGTCTGTTGGTTGTAGTGTCGTGCGCTTTCTCCCGAATATCCCGCTTTCCCTTGTAAGGCTCCTGTTATACCCGAAGCATCCTCAAAGAATTTCAGTTGTATATTCAACAACTCGGCAATACCGATATTCGTTGAATTATTGGCAACTTGTTCCGGAACTTTACCGCCTTTGCTCGGCTTGTAAACAATTACACCATTAAATTCCGTCCAGCTCTCCGCTACATCATCAATACTCACACCGTCCGGCAAACAATCTTCAGGCATCAGAAGTACTCCTTTTGCACTTGCCCGCATAATCCAGTCATAAAGCGTTATTAATCGGTTGACATATCGTTGCTGGTCTATAATATCAGCCACAAACGAATGAACTTCGCCGTCAATAAACGGATGCGCCTTGAACACGTATGGATGACTGTCATGCTCGTAAGGAGTTTCCCCCTCTCTGAGTATGTCGCCAAATGGAGAAAGGTAATAGAAGTACCAATAATCATCCATAAACCAGGTAGCTTTTACGAGTGGGACCTCATCTTCCGGCATTCCAACGGATTTTGCCATCTGCAGACGTTCCTCGTTTACTGCAAGCACAGCCCTTGCATAGTCCTGCTCATCAACTTTGAAGATATCGCCATTTTGATAATCGTGGCATCGGTAACGAGGCTTCTGTTCCTTGCGCCATACCTCAATAACCCGGCATCTTCCAGGTTCGCTGGTAAAAAGAAAATCATAATTTTCCAATCGGCTGTATCCGAATCGCTCGGCAAATGTGGCGATGAAATCCCTCTTAGCTGCCCATTTGTATATTTCCCGAAGCCGCTTATGTTCCCCGGGGGTTGAAGCAAATTGTTCACATAACTGCCCGAAGGATATATCATGTACTTCGCCCAAAACCGTAACGTCCCAGCCTCTAAAGTCCCTCATATTATTATCGATGAAAAAATTGTTGGGCTGAACATAATCCGTCCAACAATCTTCCCTGCCGTTTCTCCAACCGTAAGATTTACGATGCGCGATAAACCCGCTAATAAGAAATTCTTCCATTGTCCGGGCATATATTTCGGTCATTCGATTCAGCTGCATATTGCATTGCAGTATAGTGCTCATCGTTTCTCCAAGTTTTTGTTCGTCCCGATCCCGTGCTATGCAAGTCGGCTCTTTGCTCTGACTGCGATATACGCCAAGTACGCTACGGACAAGTCTGCGGATCAGATTGTTTTTCAATGGGACATTGCCTTGACTTATGATGTATTGCTCTTCTGTCATAGTTTTGCCATCGACACATATAATATCGTCCCATTGGTGCCCGTATGTATATCTTTTGTTGCGTTCCCTTTCTCTACGGAAATCTTCCATCTGATTCCAATAATATTGAGCTTCCATAAGAATATCAAACGCCCTGCGATCTCCATATTGTTTTGCGGCAACAATCGTATCCATTTCATCCGGATCATTCCTTTTGGGCGCAATCCGGCTCATTGGCAACAACTTTCCTTTGACACTTTTTGCTTGCATATCTTCGTCTTTTAATTGATTGCTTGAGAGGCAAAGATAGCCTCCCGGGCAATTTTATTCTGTTTAACTATTTACGTTTACGAGTTAATGAATCTTTCTCCAGCTTTTTATGAGTTCATCCATTTCTTTTATGTCCTCTTTGTTCATTTTTTCTAATTCTAATTTATGCTCCAGCTTATACAGAGTTCTAAGTGATTTTACCCATAATTGATAAGCATCAGAATTTGCTTCTTCTTGAACTTTATCCAAGTCTAACACCCCTTCGGTAGCTGCCTTAATTCTCGCCTTGTATCCATGCTCATAGCCTTCTGCCATATCTTTTAGAGAATAGTACTTGTTTTGGAATACTTTATCTTCACGATAAGGCTTAACTGCTCTATTTAGAACCGGCACTACTGTTGGGTCGAATTCTTTCTTTCCCTTGACCCAATCGGGGGCCTCCATTAAAGTAGTGGCTACTTCTGAGATGAAGCCTCCTACTCCGGGAATATATCCTTTGAGAAAGTGCTCAATAGAGGAAGGGTTTTGAAACTTACCTAAAGGTTCACTCGCTTTTCCTTTCTCTGTCCAAAGTGATTTTATATCCGAATTTCCACCCCCTGCATCAAATAGCCAATTTGATACTGCTTGAGCCCAAGGAGCAACATTCTTTTTCCCGAGAAAAGATTGAGGAATATCTTCATCTTGTCCTCTTGAAAAGGGCTCTCGATAGACCGTGCTTCCGGAGAAAGTGGAGTTTGTTCCAATATCGTATAAAGGAACTGCTACTGTAGGTACAATCGGACGTAATCCCTCTTTTGTTGTTAAATTAAGTTTCAAACTATTAGCATCTTCATCAAAACCGACAAACATTTCAACCGCATTCAAAGGAAGCATTTCATCAAAGAACTGAATTAGCCCATCGTATATAGCTTTCTCGGATGTTTTATTTCCTTGCATAGCTAATGCTGTTTGAACGCCTAATCCCCAAAAAGCACGAATGAAGTGCGGAAGAGGTATTTTTATATGCCCAATTACAAAGTTTTGTATTCGGTCATATTCGCCCCAGACTCTTTCTTCATCCGGATCATCCGGCTGAAACAGAGTATTCAAAAACCCGCCAACAACCATAGATAGCAACACCCCATCAAGTACCGCTGCTGTTTTTTTGTTTTTTGTATGCAGTCTTGCGAATTTATTTGTTCCTTGTATAGTCGCATTCCAGAAACCGAAATAAGGTTTCAACAACTGCTTATCTCCTTTTCTGTCGAAATTAACAGATATTTCTTTAGCTTGGGTTGCTGACACTTGCTTGCTCATACCTGCATCTCTTGCTGTGCAATACTGGGCAAAACGCACCATAAGTTCACTGTATTCCGTAATACTTCCGAACAAGCTTTTTAATCCTGCGAAATTGGCTAAACCAAACTTGCCTCCCCATAGTTTTTGGGCGAAAGAGGGGTCCGCCATTTTTTTGAAGTCTTTCTTCAATTGATCTACATCTTTCATAAAACTCCAGCCGGTAGCTGCCCCATCTCGAAAAAAGTCGTCAAGATACTGTCCATACTTGCTGCTCGTGAATTTTCCGGTCGTAAGATAGTTTATTATTGCACTGTGATATCGTGGATAAACTCCTTTCGACAGGAATTTTGCAGTAAATCCCAATCCGTGTTCTCCCAAGTTTGACACTATCCCGGTTCCGGTATCACGCACAAGATTCCATAAAGCAAATTTTGGATTGTATTGTGTCATCATAGCGGACATCGCCCGAGTTCCTTTGCTTACTGTTTTAGCTACTCCATTCAGTTCATCATTCTCGGTATTCCTGTTCAGTGCATTTGCTACCCGTTCATCAGTAAATTGCAAAACATATTCTATCCCATCTTTAGTGACAAAAACGCCATGCTGAGATTTCTCCGCACGTGTCCGGCTATCAACACTTATTCCTCCTGATCTTACCTCTACTTTTCCGTCTTTGAATAATTTTTTCTCCGGACGTTCGTAAACTTCTTCATACAACTTATTGCCATCTGCATCGGTTTTTCCCGTGTCAATATAGAAAATTTGTTTAAAATCAAACAGGTTATGTTTTTTTCCGAAACTTAAATTATCTACAACCAAGTTTAGAGCTCTTTGCTTGGTGTTATTTTTAAACACGCTCAGTACACTACTTGTAGCTATGCTTTGAATATAGGGAATCGGATCTGCGGCCAAAGAATCCCGTCCTTTCGCCTTTACCAATGCGGAATTATAAGGATTGTTATTAACTGAACCGTGGTTGCTTAGGTAATGCGTTTCATCTCCCATCACTTCTCTTTCGTTCCAACCTCTCTCTGGCACGTAATATTTCCGACCATTGTATTTGTCGTAAGTTTCTTTGTCAATCAGTCCATTTTTATACTGGATATCGAGACTAAACTTAGTTGCTGCGTTTACCGTTTCCCACAGATTGTTAATTTTTTGAGGCCCTGCTGCTTTTTCAAACTTCTCAATATAATCCGTATGGATCATTCCGAAAGTTTTAATAAAAGCTTGCTCTCCCCTATCGGGGAGTTTCTTTTCTTTTGCTTCCTGGATGTCTTTCGCTTGAAGATAAAGGCTTGTTTTTTCGTATTCATCCAGTTCAAAACCAACATTCCTTTTATTTGCTTTATCCCGGATTTTATCGTGTTTACTCCTTTTAGCTTCCGATTTCTCTAATCGTTCCATATGGAGGTCCCGAACCGCTTTAGTGTGAATAATGCGATTATATGCTTTTGCTAAGTTTTTTATTTCTTTTTCCTCAAACCGTTTAATCGCATCCGTAGCTGCTCCTTTGGAAAGGAAATAATAGTTGTAAGCATCACTTTGCTCTGTTACTTTCCCCCCGTTTTTATCAATGTATTTTAACAAGGCTTCGATAGGCGCTTGTGAATCTACTTGGTTCGTTATAAATCCGGACACTTCATCTATCGCCTCTCTTGCTTCTTTTGAAAGCTTTAAGTCTGTTTTACGAGTTTCCTGTTTCCATTTCTCGTAATCACTAAGAAAAGCAGACATATTATTGTTGTAATCTTTGTAGTTCGGCTGTTTAGGGTATTCAGGAAGAGGAGTTTCTACGCCGCTTTGTATTTGATGCTCTCCGTCCCGGTGTAATACATCGTTTTGGGTAGTGGAAAACTCGCCGACTCCCAACTCGAACTGTTTTGCTATATCGGCTGCTTCCCCGAACAAACTGCTACGCTTACCCTCTTTTAGGTTCTCATAACTACGCCAAAGGATATAGCGGAGTTCATTGTCAGTGAGAGTAACTCCTGAGAAGTCAGTAAAGCCAATACTCCGGAGCATATCAGAGAAAAATTCTTTTATCTTATTCCACCAACTTGTTTCCTTTGCATTCTCAAATTCTGTATTCTCGGCAAGTTTCGCAAGATATTCTTCAGTAGCTTTGCGGAAATCCCAATTATTTTTTGCTGCAAGTCCTACAATTCCTTTACGTACACTTTCGTCGGCATTGTTGAATACATTGTCAAGGAACGTATCGAAATGCCCTCCAAACAGTTTACGCAACCCGTGATGCGCTACTGCTTCGTGCAACAGGGTTTGTTCTACATCGGCAATGCTCGTATTATTAGGAATAACGATAGTAATTTTGTCGGCGCTTTTGGTATAGAATCCTTTTGCACTTGCGTTTTTCCCCTCCAAACCGTTCCTATTTGTCACGGTTTCCACATTATCGAGATTTAGTTTCTCGGTAAGTTCTTTGACTCGTGACGCCATTTGTTTGCGTTGGGCTGGGGTAGGGCTTGTTTCTGTGCCCTGATCGTCGTCTCGATGTTGCGTGTCGTCGTTAGGCTGGTTGTATGATGGAATAACATCGATAAAATACAAGTTTCCATCTGCATCTTCCATTACATTTTTTAGATGAATGTCCTGTAATGTTACTTCTCCGTTACTGTACGAGTCAAGCCCGGCCGGCTCCATTCCGTATTTTTCAAGCAAATATTGCGCTATACGATCTTGTTGTTCCATAAGTGCAGGAACAGAAGTAGCGATATCGCTCAACTCAACCCCTTTGACAGCAGGTTGTTCCACAACAAAGGCAAATCCTTTGTTGTTTTCAGTAAATCCAAGTAATTTATATTGGGTGTTTGGAAACAGTTCGTTGAACAACGAAATGCGGTTTCTCATAAAATCAAGAGGCGTATCACTGTACTTGTCATAGTTGACAATTTTAGTGACATGCGTTTTGTCTTGACTTAAATAAACGTTTGCTTCTTTCCCGCTTGGAAATTTCTCAGATGAGTTATTAGAGATATCCGATTCATTGAGCCACGAGTCGGTTTCTTTTGCGTAGTCTTTTAAGAGTTTTTCTTGTTCGGATTTATTTGCCCGTGTGTTCGAAACGACCTTTCTATCTGCTCGTTCCATTGCTCCTGCGAGTAAGGCATCTCCTGCATTTTCTTCAATGCTATCATTGATTCCTCCTTGTGCTTCTCGAACCTCGCTTGATGCGACTCCGGAACTAATCTTCTCTGTATCTGCTCTTGCGTTTTCATCATTTGCAAAGTTATTACTTATTTCTTTGTTTGCAATATTTTTTTCTCCTAATAGTTGTTCTGTTGCCAAAGACGTAAAATCCTCTAAGGTCATATCTTCGATATTGATGCTTTGAACTATACCGAGTTTCTTCTTTGCCCAATTCCAAACATCAAATAACCACGCTTTAATGCCGGCAAAAGAGAAAATGTCTTTATTTTGCATCATTGCCTCGCCTTTGTCCCCGATAGCCATCGCTATAGCTTCATCAATTTTTGCTTCATCCGGTAAATGACGATAAGCGGGATTGTTGTTCACAGCATCCCAGTAAGGGGAATTTTTGATTAATTCAGATCCTTTCTTCCATAATTCAGGATTGTTTTCTTTGATAAAGCTGTTCCATAAATGCCCGAACTCGTGAATAGGAGTATTGGCATTCATTTTGTCTGGATCAAGATAGACCATGCCATCGGGCGTGACAAAGCCGTACACTTCGCCCTGTGGAGTGGCCATAAGTTTTATTTTATCGCTTATCTCTATGGCATTCTCATCAAATATAACATAGTTTACAGCATCACTTTCCCTCCCGCCAAGAGAGTCTGCCGGATAGCGAACGCCTTGAAATCCTGCCTTTCTCATGAACTGCATATAGGCATCCGACTCCCCGTTTCCGAGCAGATATTCGATAGTGCCTTGTACTTGTCCCCCTACAATTCCACCCCTTATGCTATCAATGACATACTCTTTATCTTGAGGGTCAACGCCACTGTCGGTTTCTTCATTGTAGTCCGGAAGATTCTCTATCCCTTTAATAAGGGCTTCTCTTTGTTTTCGGGGCAAAGGCTCATACCAGTCTATCAGATTTAGATCATCAATCGTATCTATCTTATATAGCGTACCCTTATTGACATCTACCTCTTCAAAATCACTTTCTTTCGAGTTTTTTAAAACCTCGATTATAGCATTGTAGCTTTCTGTAATTTCAACATCTTCCTTGAATGCATCTCTTGCTTCTTCCGCTTTCTCGATTGCATCAGGAATGGATTTTGCATCATGGATAGTAAATAGGCTATGCGCGGCCTTTTCTGTATCTGTTGCTTCTTTGCCCTTATACATTAACATGTATTGAGGCATGCTTAAAAAAGTAGCGTAGTATTCCGCGATATCCTTACTATTTGAAAAATAAAGACCTGGTCCAAATGCCTCGTTACCTTCCCCTGTTCCACGATAAGCCAGCGAGAATTTCTCAAAGTTATGCGGACTTCCGTGCCAGAGAGTCATAAAGCGATCCGCATTTTCTTTTCCTAAAGATTTTTCCAGCATTTCCTTGAACTTAGCCTTATCCGTTACTACATCTTTAGTAAGTCCGGTTTTCTTTAGTTTACTGATCAGCTTGTTGAATGCCCGTTTTGATATAGGTTTAAAGCGATTATCTGTTGTCTGCATAGAAATTACGCCTAAGTTCCTAAGTTCCTGTACGGTCTTTCCTTTTTTCTTCTTGTTAGATTTTCGAGCTTCTTTTTTCTTTGACGTATCTACAACATCAGCCAATTCAAAACCAGCAGCCTCAATACCCTTTCGTATCTTTATTTCTTCCCCAATAGCAGCGGCATCGTACATTTTTTGGAGAGCACCGCTATCTCGCAACTCTTTTATATAGGCGGGATATGAATCTACAATAGAATTCTCTACGTCAATGAACTCATCTGATTCATCGAATTCTTCCCGACTTATTTTATTGGTTTGAAGGTATTCGTTTATTTTTTTATCCGTATATTCCCCCTCTGATTCAAACGATTTCTGTTTGATTTGTTCAATCTCAGATTCTTGAGCAGAGGAATCCCTCCAGTCAACCCCACGCTTTGCCAACAATCTCCTTGCTACATGTGTTGATTCGTTATCCTCGTGTCCATTAGCCGTTTTTATTAGAGCCTCTATTTTACTTGGTGGGCGTATTTCCCCATTTGCTACTTTATCCGCATATTCTTTCCTCAACTCCTCACGTTTCTCTACATACTCCTTATCTTTTTCGGCTTGGCGTTCGACTTCTTTGTCTTGTAGTTTTTTAGTCCGTTGCTTTCCTTTATGCAAGGCAACCTCACCTATCCCATAAGAACTATACCCTTTGGAAGCTAAATATCCTTCCTCTGTCATTATGGGAATATCTTCTTTCTGATTATTCTTATACTCTGCAAACGGCTTAATCCTACGGCCGTCCATATCCGCCCACTCACGGAAAGATTCAATGCTGGTTTCGGTAATGTTACCTAATCCCTGCCAACCCTCTTCGTAATTGGATAGATAAGCTTCTCTCGCTTCTTCTTTGCGGGCTTCGGCTATTTCGAGGTTCTTGGCTATTCTTTCTGCTTGCTCGAATATAGTTTCATTAGAATTTTGTGGATCCGTTTGAACCGTTTTTGTATTGTTTGTGGAATTTAGTTTTTTGCTCATTTCGGACAATGTTGGTATCGGGGTACCTATTCTTATCATCCTTTGAGCCTCTGATTCTATTATTTCTCTCGCTTTTTCTAACGTGACTCCCTCGTGAAGCTGGGTGTAAAATGGATTGTAAAAGACACCCCCTTTGGATTTCGTTCTTACAGAAACATTATACTTGTTTCCTTTTTTTGTTACTGTAAAACCAAAATAATCATTATCATAAACAGGGTTTCCAAAATCAATTGACTGTCCTTTTTCTTTTAATATAGTATTGGGGTTAATTTGTGTTTTTATGTTAGAAAAGACTAGTTTCCAGCGTTGCTCGGCGAAACTTTCCGTCCACTTATCAAACTCCTGTTCTCCCATAACGGAAGACAGTGTGTTTTGTAACTCAAGATAGAGGTCAGATTCCTCATTTGAATTTATCTCTTGTATCACTTCATTAGGAACGCCTCTGCGTTTCAATCCCTCTACAAAGGCAGTATATCTGTCTTTTAACGGGATATTCTCTACTTCAATAAAAGCCTCTTCTATAAGTTTTGAGTTATGATTCTCGACAACTCTTATTTCATCAGTCGATAATTGCTCAAACTTTTCATCGAATATAGTTTCATTAGAATTTTGTGGATTTTCTTGGTTTTGAACATTTTGTTCTATACCTTTGTTCTCAGTATCAGAAACGGTCGGCTCGCTGTTGGGTTCGAGAGATGCAATGTCTTTAGTGTCTTCCGAAAGCGAAGAGCCGCTAGAAGCGACATTCTTCGGTTGTTGAGGTTCAGTCTTAGCAACCGTTTCTTTTTTATTGGAATATCCTTTCCTAAATACACCTCCGCTGTTTACATTCCAATATGATTCATCTTTAGATAATTCGACAAACAAAGTATTGTCATGGATATCGGTTATCTGAATGAGAAATGTTGAAGATCCTTCCGGGCGGCGCTTTCCAACGCGGATATTATCGCTGTCATAATTTTCTGCAACATAAGATACAAATTCTTCAACTGATGCGAATCCCGTATTACGAATTTGCTCTCCGTGATTAGCTTCAATATGAGCCAAACCGTATCCTTTGCCATTGGAATCTTGATATCCTTTACTAAGTTTTATGGGCGCGGGAGTCAATCCGCTATCTTCTCGAATCTCCCCAAAAATAGTTGTGCCATTATTTGCTTTTATAAATGGCCTTCCATTCTCATCTACTTCTTGGTTTCCTCCTGATGATATCCCAGGTGTTTTTCCAGTTCGATCTGTGCCTCTACCTGCTTCTTGCTGTTCGCCGAGATTCGTGCGAATTGATCTCTCAGATATTGCTTCTTGGCTTCTTTTAGCTGTTCGGGCGTAAGTTTCGTTTTGTCTTGCATTATCAATAAAATTTAAGATTTCTGTATAATCTTCCGGAGAAAGAGGAAAAGAAAACAAACCATTTTTGTTTGATTCCTCGATACTCTCTATTAATTCATCAAAAGAATTGATCGCTTCAAGATCAATTTCGGATGCTTCTACAAAGCTAAGAAAAGAATCCGGTATTTCTACATCCTGTAAAGGGGTATTTGTTTCTACTTCCCTGTTTTGGGAGTCGGCATATTGTAAGGCTCGCATAAGTAATTTGCCTGATCCGCTCTCAATGCCGCCAACAGATTGCCCTGTGATTCCGGATGCTATTTCTTTGAATCGGTTATTTAAGGCTTTAGTTAGATCATTTCCGTTTTTTATGCGATTATTCGGAGGATCTAAGATAAAATCAATAATATCCTGTTCGGTTACTCCCAATTCTTCAGCAATGGTATCGATCGTTCCCGTTACGCTTTCTTCATCTTTGCGATTAAACCACGAATGGGAAATGGCTCCGTTTATGTGATTCCTGTCTCCGAATCTTTGAAATGAAGATCGGTTTACTTTGCGCCCAATAAGCTGTTTCTCCCAATCTTTCAAAGTTTCTTCTCCAGCCGATTGCATAGCTTCGTTATAAGCGGAGAGAATCTCATTCAAATCCGTGCTGTTTTCTGCAATTACCAAAAGAGGATCCGCTACATCTTGTACATCTTGATTTTCTACTGTTTCTTGGGTAGATTCTTCTTTAGGTGCATACTGATCAATTATAGAATCAATATTATTTTTTCTTTCCTGTAGTCCGGTTATCTCTTGTCTTAAGGACTTGCGTTTATTGATAGAGTCAGCCGATTCAAGTTTTTTCTTTGCTGAATCTATTCTCTTCTGTATGTTGTCGGAAACAGCGGCGAGTTCCCGAACAGTCTCCTCTGTTCCTTCTTCCGATTCATATAAAGCGGCAAAAGCGGCAGGGTTCGACTCCAATAAAGCGTCATAATCAATCTCATCGCTATTATTCTGCTTTGGCGCATTTTTTTTTATTTCGGCAACTATGGCTTGACGCTCGGCTTCTTCTGACACTTTGTTGTCTCCGCTCGGAGTGGTATTGACACTTTGCTCTGTATTGGACGCATTTTCTTGACTATTTGTCGGAATAGTTGGTTGCTCTTCGACCACAGCTTGTTTCTTTTCATATCTCTTACCCTTGTGTTCAACTAACCGATCGTTTATCTCATCAGCGGTAAGATTTGCTGAATATCGTCCTTTTATAGGACTGCTGACATCAACGACAAATACTCCATCTCCCTCCTTTGAGACAATCTCGGCTTTCGTTTCATTCCCTTTGTCATCAAGCAAGATCATTTTATCTTCCAGTGCATATTCCGGCATAGCATTTGCCTCTTTAGCTTCTGCCTGGATTTTCTCCTGCTGTGCTATCCAAAGTTTTCTCGAAGCGGCCTCCTCAGCTCGTTGTTGTTCAAATTCAGCAATCCGCGACATATTTACGGCATTGGTTTCTTGCTGAATAAAGTCTTTGCTCATCGGAACGACAGAAGCCCCGTCGCTTACATTGATCGTCCCGTCTCCGTTATCCACAATGCCCTGCTCATTCGCTGCGATTTGCACTTGCACCTGATTGCCATCTTCTCCGGTAATAATATGTGTGTCGCCCGGATTGAACATGACAACGCCGTCTATTTTATTTGTCGCTTCCTGTGTAAATTGCTGACGAATTGCTTCTGCCGTCAACTCTTTTTGTTCGACAGGGTCTTGTTCTTCATCAATAGATAATAGGGCATCAGGAGAAACTTGATCCATATCTCCCGTTTCATCATCACGCACGATGATACTGTTACCTGATTCGGTTATATCAACTCCCGTCCCATCGGGATATGCAACCGGAGTTCCGCTTACAATATGGACCTTACGGTCATCTTGCTTCATTGTTGCCGACAAAACCCTCCCTGTCATATTATTTGTCCTTACATCAATTGTAGCATTGCTTTCCTCGATGCTCCGGGTAATATTGTCTTCAACACGCTGCATCATGCCGGTGTACGCCTGTTTTGCGTTAACGATATCTATTGCTGCTTCTTTCTGCACTTCGGTCAGGTTTCCGTTGCTGTTTATAAACGATAATGCTTCATTTGCATCGCTATCAAGAAGAGCCGACAGCGCTTCATTATCCAGCAGACTTCCTGCCTGCACTAAACGATAGTTGTACAAATTTCTCGCATCGTTCATCTGTCCGGGTTCGGAAAGATTATATCCATCATTATAGGATATTTCTGCTTGTTGTTCTTGAATTTTTCGCTGTAAAGCAGCTGTTTTCAGGTAAACTCCTACTGTATGTTTTTGTTCTGGAGTTAGGTCTTCCGAGTTGTACGCCAATGATAAAATCTCTTTTTGCTCCTCTAATGAACCTGCGGCGATATTCGGAGAGACTTTAATCGTAGTCTCAGACAATGCTTCCTCCATTGCCCGCAAGGCGTTTGCGGTTGCCGTTCCTATATCTGTCCGGATGTATGGGTCTTGAATGTCTATACTTTCAGGGATTACCGGATTGGTAATGTCGTTAATGGTATTCTCGATCCCTTGTCTTATTATGTTGCGCAGTTTTTCTTCGTTATTTGCTCCTCTGCTATTCTTATGCATTCCGAAAGCAATGGGAAGTATAGTCATTGGAAGTACCGAACCAGCCATTATTGCCGCACCGTCCGCCGAGAATAAATGCTCGGCTTCTTTTCTCATCTCCTCGTTGCTCTCATCCGAATAGAGCGGATTGAATGAACGAAGATAGTTTATCCCGGCTCCGGCATATTCTTCCAGCATTTCAGTTACTGGGCTGTCAATAGGGATATCTTTTAAATATTTATTGTTATGCCAAGCTTCCCCAAATTTTGTAAGTCCTTTAGCTTTGTCTCCGAGTAGTACTTTGCCAACCGCTCCAAATCCTTTGTCAAGCGAGTTCCCTATAAAGCGTTCGGTGGTATTTTCTACGAAACTATTCGTAAAATCTCGCACGAAGTCTTTAAACTCATATTCCTCTCCGGCTATAACGCTATCTAAAATGCTCCCCGACATTTCCGCATAGGTAGTAGGCATAGCGGCCGTCATCGCTGCGGTTCCTGCTGTGTGTTTCAGTAACCCACTCTCTAAGTATTTCCCAACCATTGACGCGGAACGCTTACCCAGATTCTTACTTACTGCCTTTAACACAGCTTTCTTTCCTACACTACTTAAGCCTCCCAACAGGGCGAACTCAGCCATGAATGGAACGCTTTGAGCTAACCCCTCTCCAGCTTGATAAGCTAATGCTACATCTTCTGCCCGGAGGTTATTCGCAGCCATATTCGTAACGAAAGCAGCCAACAGCAATTCTTCGTCGCTCTGTAATTCTTCTCCTTTTTCAAGACGTTTAAATATGTTTGCGGTATTCACGTTTCGAGCTATTTCGGTCATTCCGAAAGTCCACGTGTCACGATCGCTTATCTTATTGCCAAAGCCTTTGAAGTAATTACCAGTATTTTGGAGAAAACTGGTATCATCGTATCGGCTTGGCTTATTCAGCGTTTCCTCTGTGTTGGTTAATAACCAATCAATATTCCCCCTGT